GATGAACTCGTCTTCAATCGCGAAGATGCGTTCGTTGAAGGACACCGCAGGCAACTACGTCTTCTCACCAGCACTCAACGCTGATGCGAATGACTTGCTTCTTGGATACCCAGTATTCGAGAACCCAGCAATGGCCAGCACAGCAACAAGCGCGAAGTCGGTAATCTTCGGACACCTTCCTTCGTTCTTCGTTCGTCAAGTTGGCGGCATCAAGTTGGATCGAAGCGACGACTTCGCATTCAGCACTGGCCTTGTTACCTTCCGCGCAACAATGCGTGTCGACGGCAACTTGCCACAAACATCACATGTCAAACACTTCATCGGCAACGCTGCTTAATTAGAGCAACCGATAAAAGACATGACAGTCCGCAAGGACTGTGACTAGGATTAAGTCCACGGCCATTTCGTGCAGGGTTGGCCGTGGACTTTCTCTATATCTGCACTATTCTTAGGAGGATGATGTGGCAAACCGTAATCGTGAAGGGCGTCCCAGTGGAGATGCCAGGAGCCTTAGCGGAGCGTTTGCTCCGAGCGGGCGTAGCGCACTCGTTGGAAGTGTCCGACCTACCAATCCCGACCGACTCAGGATCGTCTGGTATTCCAACGCACCTTGGGCTTCCACAGGATACGGACAGCAAACCGCGCAAGTCATCCAAAGGCTCGCGAAAGAAGACCACCAAGTAGCAGTCCACGCGATGTACGGCCTCGCAGGCTCGACATCAACTTGGAACGGATTCAAAATCTATCCACAAGGATTGGCTGCATACTCCGACGATGTAGTTGTTGCGCACACAATGGAATGGGCGAACCAAGACCTATCAACGCCGACACTGCTCGTCACACTCTTCGACACTTGGGTGTTGAAGTCTGACTCGTTGAAAACTTTGAAGAACATTGCGTCATGGGTTCCGATTGATCATCAGCCAACACCACCAGAAGTGTTGGCTTGGTGTGCGCGTGAGAACGTGCGACCGATCGCAATGTCAAAGTTCGGTTCACGAATGTTGGAGACAGCAGGCGTTGAACACTTGTATGTTCCGCACGCAATCGAGCCGGTGTTCAAACCGACCGAATCGGTGACATTGGCAAACGGTCAGAAGATGACTGGGCGCGAGTTCATGGGTTGGGAAGAAGACCGATTCGTTGTGTCTATGGTTGCGACCAACAAAGGTTCGCAACCTGCGCGGAAGGCTTGGGCTGAGAACATTCTTGCGTTCTCAATCTTTGCCAAGGATCATCCTGACGCTGTGCTGTATCTGTACACGGAACCTGATGGTGCGATGGCTGGGATTAGTTTGCCGACATTGTTGGATGCGGTCGGTGTATCGAAAGACAAGTACAAGGTTGTCGATCAGTATGCGTACCGTCATTCGTTGCCACAGAATGTGATGGCTGCGATGTACACGGCGTCCGATGTTCTTCTTGCCTGCTCTATGGGTGAAGGCTTCGGCATTCCTGTCATTGAAGCGCAGGCTTGCGGGTGTCGAGTGATCGTTAGCAACTTCACGGCGCAACCTGAACTCGTCGGTGACGGCTGGACGGTGGAGGGTCAGCCGTGGTGGGATGCGGCACAGAAGTCATGGTTCTTCACACCGAATGTGCCTGACATCGTGAACGCTCTCAAGGCGGCCTATAACGCGCCTAGGAGCCGTTCTCAGGACGCGATCACCCATGCCCTAGGGTACGGAGCCGATCAAGTATTTGAGCAGTATTGGAAGCCAACAATGAAGGAGTTGTCCGCATGGTGCCGGTCATAGTCATCCCTGTCCTCAACCGATACGACCTGCTTGAAAGGTGCATCAAGTCAATCGACTACCCAGTTGAGAATCTGATCATCATCGACAACGGCGGTCGGATCGCCAAAGACTGTTTGGTTCTGCCACGCAGCACAAAGATTCAGAACCGATACATCATGGACATGCCATCAAACCTTGGTGTGGCAACATCGTGGAATCTTGGAATCAAGATGACACCATTCGCAACAGGTTGGATTCTGCTCAACTCGGATGCGCACTTCGGTCACGGACATCTAGAGAAGTTCTACAAAGAGTCAGACATAGACGAGATACATCTAGCGGGTGAACCTGGTTGGTGTTGTGCTTGGATCGGATCCGAAGTTGTCAAAGATGTTGGACTGTTCTGCGAAGCATTCCATCCTGCATACTTCGAAGACAACGACTATGAACGTCGCGCAACACGGCTACACAAGAAGATTGTCAAGTCTGATGCGCTGGTCTATCACGACAACTCGTCCACGCTTCTGTCCGATCCGTCGCTGTTTGACAAGAATCATGAGAGCTTCCGAGCGAACATGGAGTTGTTCAAACTTCGCAACGCACGACTTGATGCAGGGCAGTGGGATCTGCAACGCCGAATCAACTTGAGTTGGGATTGATGGCTAAGTATCACGATTATTTGCAAGACGGGTTCAAACTTGATGAGATGTATCAAGCCGAAGATGTTCAAGAGTTTGATGCTTGGTATCAGTCCGATGTGCGACCGCTGGGATATCGGCTGCTCTCAACAGTCATGTCGGCGTTCTCGTTTGGTTCAATACTGGATATCGGTTGCGGTAAAGGTACACAAACACATTTGATGGCGTTGCGCGGTAGAAGGGTTGTCGCTTACGACATCTCGTCGGCTGCGATTCGCAAAGCAAAAGCGTCCTATCCTGACATCGACTTCCGTGTCGGTGACGGTCTGACCGCAGCGAAGTCAGGTGGGTACGATTGCGCGGTCATGTCGCACACGTTGGTCATGCAAGAAAACTGGCAAGAAGTAATCCGAGAAGCATCCACAAGATGTAACTGGCTGATAGTTGTTGAATACATTCCTGCCGACACAACTTGGCACATCCCTGACATCAACACTTTGCAAACCGAGTTTGAGAAACATTGTTCTATTGACACAAAGATTGTGATGAACGACAACCGCATCCTGCTCGTAGGTAAGTCACGACGATGAGAGTGTTTGATTGCATCCTGTTCAATCAAGAACACGACATGCTTGAATGCCGTCTGTCAGAGATCGGTGATGTCGTAGACAAGGTCATCATTGTTGAGTCGGCAACAACTTTCATGGGTCAACCCAAAGCACACGGAATTGACCTTGACAGGTTCTACAAGTGGCGGGACAAAATCCATTATGAGATCTATGAACCAGATGCGTCGCTTCGTAGCTGGTCGGCTGAACATGCGCAACGCAACCATCTCTTCACCGTGTTGCGACAGTTCGCACCAGAAGCCGAAGACATTGTGACGGTCGCGGATTGTGATGAGATCTGGTCGCCGAACGATATAGAGACTTTGAAAACTGGTTGGCATGGTTACATGATGAAGCGTCTCGTGATGTCGGCGTATTGGCGTCTATCTGATGAACACACAATGGTTGCGGGTCCGTGGGGTAGTCGAACTGGTGATGCGCAAACTATGAGATCGTTGCGTCATCAGTTGCATCAGATTCATTCAGGTTGGCATGTGTCGTGGATGGGTGGACCTGAATGGGCTGCGAACAAGATGCGTTCGTTCTCTCACCAAGAACTCATGGTCGAGAACCCTGATGTGTTCATGGCCGAGAACTATCGCGTCGGCCGCTCGATACGCGGCGAACAGTTGATTGAGGTGCAGATGGATGATTCATGGATTCCGTGGATTGCTGAAGGGAAGGCTCCGTTGTCGTGGTACCGTCGCCGGTAGCGATCATCTCACCGTTTGATCAGAAGTATTGGGATCGGTTTGGTGAAGCATTCATTGCCTCGATTGAAGGCTTGACGGTCAAACCGCAAGAGGTGATTCTTGTGACGACTGCAAGAGTTGATGTGCCGTCTTGGTGGAAGGTTGTGCCGTATTGGGATGACCGCATCTGGCCGTGTGTGAATGTGGGTGTGCGTGAAGCAACAGCGGAATGGTGTACACATCTGCCAGTCGATGACACTATGGATCCGAACTTCTTTGACGGTCTAGTTCTGCAAGGTGACGCGGTGAATGTGCGCGGTCGGTGGGACGGCGGGTTGTGTTACGGCACACCTGAACAATACAAGAATCTCCTCAATCAACAAAACAACGGTATGCCAGGGCTTGCGG